ACGCAGATAGATACAGAAGAGGATTTAAAAATTGTAATAAAAAAATTATGGATGAGTTTAAATCCAAAATCAAAGATGAATCTATTTGGAAAGAACTAACTCACCTTAGAAAATATTCTTTTGCGAAAGGACATTCACTTGCTTATGGTCAAATGGTATGGGCTCTTGCATATCACAAAGCTCGTAGACCAAGAGAGTTTTGGGAATCAACTTTAAAACATAACCAATCATCTTATAAGAAGTGGGTTCATCGTAGAGAGGCATTAGATGCAGGAGTGTGGATTAGAAACAAAGAACGAGGAAACCCATATGACCAATTTACTAAAACAGGTTGGTGGGATTCATATTCATTCTTACCAAAGATGGGAGAGGAAAAAGAAGGTAACCAAGTTTGGTTCAACGGAATAGTTGGCAACTTCAGAAAACTTCGTAGAGGTAAATGGAGTTGTGTCTTAATGACTGTTGGTGTTGATAATGGTAAATACCTTGATTTGATTATAAATAAAAAGTTTCCTTTTGGATATTATACTTGTATTGAAGGATGGGGATTCGAAAAAACAGAACACAATTCTACACACATAGAAGTACAAGATTTCAGGTGTTATAACTTGCATGGTAGTACCGAACACAAAATGGAAAAGTTCTTTAAATAATAAGATTTTTCATTTACCATATTTATATACAACATAATATGGTATAATCATGAGTACAAATTTTGAATTATTTCCTGGCAAAAACTTAAGTGGATTGTTTGAAGATATCTATGAGAATCAGAAAAACAAGAAACAAAGGATATCAGAATTGATTGCTGAAATGAAAAAGGTAATTAGACATTCTGGTGATATGGCAGTGATTGGGCCAATCATAAAAGATTTAGTTGATACTTCAGTTAGAAACGATGAATCACTAATCAAGATGGCAGCAATTGCACAAAGAATGATTGCCTCGAAAGATAAATCAGAAGGAGATACTGGTTTCCTTACTGATAAAGAAAAAGAACAATTACTACAACAATTAGAAGATACAGTTTACGAAGTTGAAAATGAAAAAACAAAAGTTGATGATTTAACCAATGAGGTTGAAGAATTAAAACAAAAAGTAAACAATGAGTAGAAGAGGACTAATAAATAGTAGTAGATATTACGATGCAAGACCACGAAAATCAGGTGTTGGTATTGTACTTGATGTTATCTTAGATGATACACATGAACGAGTTAGTGATACTGGTCTTGGTAATGAAGAAACCAAAAAAACTGGTTTGATTGGAGCAGTTATTGTCAGAGGTGCAGAAGATACTACAACACCAGATAAAGATTTAATCCCTATAAGACCATACGACCAAAACATTGTAAATCTTCCACTTATTGGTGAAAGTGTAGAAATAATCTACATAGGTACACAAAAGTTTTACAAAAGAATGTCAGCACCAAATCTAAACAGAGGTACTGCAGTTGTAAATAAAAACAAAGATGTAAACACCGCAAGTTCAAATGATGTAGATGATAGTTCTAATTATAGAGAAGCAAGTTCGACTGGTATTTCATCTCAGTCTGGTGGTGGTGATAGAGATACTGAACTTGGAGAATATTTTGAAGAATCAAAAGTAAATTCACTAAAATTATATGAAGGTGATAAAATTATACAATCAAGGTTTGGACAATCTATAAGATTTAGTGGATTTAATAATACTGAAAATGTTTTAGCACCTACAATTCTTATAAGAAATAGACAGAGTGATAAATCATTAGAAGAATTAAAAGAAGGTTCACAAACAGAAGAAGATGTAAGTTTTGATGGTTCAACAATAGCAATCACAAGTGGAGAGTATCTATTAGATTTCATACCAGGTACAGAAGATACTCCAATCGATACTCAACCTGTTTATCAAGAACCACCTGAAGAACTTAATGGTGACCAGATACTACTTAATAGTGGTAGAATCATTTTATCATCAAAAGAATCCGAAATGATGTTTATTTCAAAAGGAAATATGCAATTCATAACTGATGGTGAAATTACAATAGATGCTGGATTAAGTGGTGCTAAGATAGATTTAAATGGTGAGTATAGAACTACAACAAATGATAATGATATGTTTTTCTTAGGTGGAAGTGGAAGAATATTTTTAAATGTTGATGGTAGTGAAGAGGAGCCATTGGTTAGAGGGAACACCTTATTAGAATTATTAGAACAATTAATTGATGAAATAAACAAACAAATTTTCAACACCCCTGCAGGACCAACTTCACCTGGCCCAACAAACGCAGCCAAGTTTAATGAAATAAAAGGTAAGTTGAACGAGTTTCTATCTACTCAAAACTTTACGGAGTAACACCATGTCTTTTAGTCTATTCAAGAGTAACATGAAATTTTATATGGAAAACCAAAATGGTATTGAGAAATACCAAGATTGGACAGATAAAATTGTGTCTGAATATGATTCATGTGTAAAGAGAGGTGGTGATATGATGAATGGTAAAATCCCAGTCCAAATAGGAAAAACATCTGCAATGAAATCGATGGTTAATATTGCATGTATGAATGGTTTAAATGGTTCAGAACAATTTTATAATGATTTTGGAAAAGGAGTTGTAGCATATTGGACGGGTGCAGAAATGAGTCCGTTTCCAATACCACTTACACCTGCACCAAGTTCTGTACAAAATATACAAACTACTAAAGGAATTGTTAGTAATCCAGGTACTTGGCCATCTGGTAAACTTTTCCCAACTGATAAGGTAACTACCTTTTTAGATAGAATAGTATCGGGTATGCAGGGACATATCAATACTGTGGGTGGAGAATACTATACACAATCATTATATCCAGCAGGACCATCCATGATTGTTCTTCCCGGTATGGTCAAGTGGATGGGATATACGATTCCATAACCATAAAACTTACAAACATATATTTATATTAGTAAAACTAAACGAATGACAATGAATACAAAACAAATAGTAAAAGTAATCAAAACATTGGTAGAAGCTGAAGTGGCAAAAAAACACGAGCAGTTTTTAACCAAATCATTCCCTAAAATATTAGAGGAAGAGATATCTCGTAGAATGAAATCTACTCAACCGATTGTACAAGAAGAAGTAACGGAAGTAGACCCATTTGAACAAGCAGAATTAGCTTTACAACAAGAGAGAACAGAAGAACCACAAAGACAGTTATCAAGAAATCCTGTCTTAAATGAGGTTTTAAATAATACAAAACCATTTACATCAGAACAAAGAAAAGGTGGAGTTGAACAAAAATCAGTTTTAGATAATTTTCAACAACCACAAGTAAATGAGAGTATGGATAAGACAGTGACATTTAATTCTCAAGGTGCTCAAGGTGGTACTGATATGATGAGAGCTCAAATGGCACAAAAAATGGGTTATGGTAGTATGAGAAAAGGACCAAGTAAAACTGGTCTTGGAGTTCAGACAGGATTACCTGGTTTAGATAGAATTCTAAACAGAGATAATTCAGAACTCGTTAAAAAGTTTAAGAGGTAATTAAAAAATGGCTTATATTGTTGGAAGAAAGGTTGTTAAGGATACAAGTGAATTCGATTCTTTTGCGTATGGTATAACTTTACCAGCAAAAAGAGGGAACACTGGTTTCTTTGAACAAGCGTTTACTTCTTTCGAACAAACAAAAAGTAATTTATTGAATTTACTTTCAACAAGAAAAGGTGAAAGGATAATGCAACCAGAATTCGGTACAGGTTTACACGAACTTTTGTTCGAACCTATGACTTCCGATTTTGAAAGTAAGTTAACAGAAACAATTGAAGGTAGTGTTAACTTTTGGTTGCCTTATGTTACGATTAAAGAAATTGATGTTGATATGACTGATGAAATGAAAGATTCTCATACAGCAAGATTAAATATAAAATTTACAGTTGGGAATCAAATTGAAACAGACGAAATAACATTAACAATACAGGAGTAATAACATGGCATTAAACTCAGCAACATTTAGAAGTAATAAGGGAAGAGATATAAAGTATCTAAATAAAGATTTTGCATCATTTAGAACCAACTTAATTGAATACGCAAAAACTTATTTCCCTCAAACTTATTCTGATTTCAATGAATCATCACCTGGTATGATGTTTATTGAGATGGCAGCATATGTTGGTGATGTTCTTTCATATTATGTAGATGATACATTGAAAGAATCAATGATGTTGTATGCTGAAGATAAAGAAAATGTACTTGCTCTATCTCAGTATCTTGGATATAAACCAAAAGTAGTTTCACCTTCTATAGCTGAAATTGCAGTGTATCAAGTTGTACCATCGATTGGAAGTGGTGCAGATAATAGACCTGATTCAAAATTTTATTTAAGAATTAAAGAAGGTATGTTGATAGAATCTACTGATGCTAACAATACTATTTTTAGAACATCAGAATTGTTAGATTTCAATGATGATTATGAAAGAGAAATTACAATCTATACTCGTGATAATGTTTCCAATGAACCAGCACAATATCTTATAAAGAAATATGTTAAAGCAATTTCAGCAACAGTAAAAACAAGAACTGTATCATTTGGTAGTGCTGAACAATTTAACAAAATAGATTTAGCAGATGATAATGTAATTGATATTTACGATGTAAGAGATTCAAATGGTAACAAGTGGTATGAAGTACCATATTTAGGACAAGAGATGGTTTATATTGATTATCCTAATACTGAACAATTTGATAAAGACCTTTCTCAATTTAAAGATTCAGTACCAAGTGTTTTAAAATTATTCAAAACATCAAGAAGGTTTGTTAAACAAATAAACGCAAATAATACAACATCATTAGTTTTTGGTGGTGGAGTTGTTACCGATGATGAAACACTAATACCAAACTTTAAAAATGTTGGATTAGGATTAAATTCATCGATAGATAGATTAGGTGCATCATTTGACCCATCAAATTTCTTAAAAAATAAAACATACGGTCAATCTCCATCAAACACAGATATAACAGTAAGTTATTTAGTAGGTGGTGGTGTAGAATCAAATGTGGGTGTAGGAACTCTTACAAGAATTCAAAGTGTTGCATATGATGAAGATTTATCTACATTTGATACTGATGATTTAAGAACATATAGAATAGCAAAAAACTCTTTAGCAGTTGATAACGAAAAAACATCATCAGGTGGTAGAGGTGCTGAAACGATTGAGGAAATTAGAGAAAACGCACTTGCAAACTTTGGTTCACAGAATAGAGCGGTAACAAGAAAAGATTATCAAGTAAGAGCGTTATCAATGCCTCCAAAATATGGTGGTATTGCAAAAGCATATTGTGCACCAGATGGTGAGTTAGATAATAATTCACCAGCATCAATACTTGCATCACCAGATTCTCTAAACGAATTTGCAGAATTAATTCAAGATTATAAAGATAGAGATTTAACAGAAACACAAATCAAATCAGATTTACAAAAGTTTCTTATAGGAAAAAAACAAAATATTCAAGAAAAGAATAATCCATTCGCAATCAACTTATATTTACTCGGATATAATTCAGAAAAGAAACTAGCTGTTCTGAATCGTGCAGTAAAAGAAAACTTAAAAACATACCTAAGTGAATATAGATTATTGACAGATGGTGTAAATATACTTGATGGATATATTATTAACATCGGAGTAGATTTTGAAATAAGATGTTATGGTGGATATAATAAAAGAGAAGTTCTTGCAAAATGTATTAGAGAACTATCAAGTTATTTTTCTATTGATAACTTTACATTTAATATGCCAATCAACATAAGTGAAGCAGAATTAGTTGTTGCAGGAGTTGAAGGTGTATCATCAGTACCAAAGTTTGAAATTGTTAACAAATGTTTAGGAAACTATTCTTCACATTCATACAACATATCAGATGCAACTAAAAACAAAATGGTTTACCCATCATTAGACCCATCTGTATTTGAAGTAAAGTTTCCAAACAAAGATATAAAAGGAAGGGTTGTATAATGTATTATTTCGTAACATCATCTAAAGATTCTTCAATCTATCTACAACAACCAACTCAGAATACTGGTAGAGATGAGATACTTGAAGTATCAAAAACTTATTATGGTAACTTAAAAGATATTGCAAGAAGTTTAATTAAATTTGAAACAACTCCTCTTTCACAATCAATCGCAAGTGGAGATGTAACTATGAGTTCTGCACATTTAGTTTTAAGAGAATGTGAAGCATCTGAAATTCCAATTGATTATACAATCTATGCATATCCTGTCTCACAATCTTGGGAAATGGGAATCGGTACAAGATTTGATGAAATATCAACTGATGGTGTATCATGGAACAAAAGAGGAACAGCAAATTGGTTAGTAAATGGTTTGGCAGCAGGAACAACTGGTTCTTTCAACGGAAAGGGTGGAACATGGTACACTGGTTCTGCATCATCACAATCATTTTCATATCAATCTGCGGATATAGAGATGGATGTATTAACACCACTTAATTCTTGGATTAGTGGTTCAATACCAAATGAAGGTTGGATTATCAAACATGATTCCGCAAAAGAAAACGATACAACAGATTATGGTCAGTTAAAGTTTTTCGGTAAAGAAACAAATACTGTATATCAACCTAAAATAAGAATTGGTTGGGATGATTCTTCGTTCTCTACTGGTTCTTTAACAGAACTTACTGAAGATGATATTCATATTACATTTAAAAGATTAAAAGCAAGATATAAGAGAAACAATACAGTTACAATTAGAGTTTGTGGTAGAGAAAAATATCCTCTGAAAACATATGATAATTTATATTCTTATACTGATATAAAATATTTACCAGCTACAACATATTATCAAATAAAAGATGCTATAACTGAAGAAACAATTGTACCATTCCATGATACTTACACAAAGGTAAGTTGTGATTCAACTGGTAACTATTTTAAATTAAATTTAACAAACTTTGAATATAATAGAGAATATTATATAGAAATCAAAGTTAATAGAAGTGGTAATATAGAATACTTTACAGAAAAGGATTTAACATTTAAGGTTGAAAAATAATGAGTTTAAGAGACAAATTTAGAATTAAAGAGCTTACGTCTTTTGGACAACAAGCCTTACGAAAGGATGAAAAGGGCATTGTTGTTAAAAGGAAAGATGGTAAAGAGGTAAAGCCGAAAGATGTTTCGGTTGAAGATAGAATATTGTCTAAAACTCCAAAGTTAGGAAAACTTAAAAAGAAAAATCCAATCATTATACCAGATGAAAAACAAGAAAGTTATTCCGGTGAAGTAAGTGATTATGTTGAAAGATTAAAATATAACGAAGAAGAACTTAAGAAAGCATTAGATGTTGATGTTGATGAGTTAATAAAAGCAGAACCAAAAGATTTACCTAAGATAATCAGTAGAAAGGCTTTTGAAAGATTACAAGGATTATATCAATCTGCTCAAGAAAATATACTTAATTTAACAAACAAATTAAAAGCAGAAGAATCTAAAGTATCTGGTTTAGAAACAACAATAGCAGATTTACAGGCAAGATTGGCTGCAGCACAAGCAGCACAATTAAACGCAGAACAAGAGTTGATTGCATCAAACGCAAAGTTTGCATCACTCTTAATTGATTTCCAAAACGCCCTTTCTAAAGGTATTCAAGAGGGGACTGAGAGGGTTTCTTTAGAATCACAACTGAGAGGGTTACAAGCAGAAAAAATTACATTTAAAGAGGTTGTAGGTAATTACGAAAAACAATTATTACAATCACAAGAAAGAATAGCAGAGTTAAACCAAAACATATTACAATTACAATCTGATGTTACACAAGCACAGAGAGATGCGATTAGAGCAAATCAATCTGCAGCATCAAACTCAGGTGGTAAAATTATATGTAATGAATTATACAAACAAGGTTATCTACCAGAAGAAATTTGGGATGCAGATGAAAGATGGGGAGCAGCAAGATTTATTACAGACCCTAAATTAGTTGTAGGATATCAAATGTGGGCAAGAAAGGTTGTGAAGTTTATGAGAAAAAATCCACAATGGACACCTACAATTTATTTCTTATGTAAACCATGGACAGAGTGGATGGCTTATGATATTGGAGTATTACCAAAAAATAACCTCAGAGGACAGTTTACTCAATGGGTAGGTAGATATTTTTCATATTTTGTTTTCGATATGTATGGTGGACAAAAATTATTAGATAAATACAATTATAAATTATTTAAACAATCATGGCAATAAAATCTTTTAAAGATATTGTAGATAATAAAGGCTACAAGGTAGTTAAAAAAGACCGAGAGGTTTTTGAAGAAGGTTTGCAAAAATCTTTCTTTGGATTGGGTATTGCCGATGAAATAGAATTTATCTTGTACGATTCAAATGATAATAAATTACCACAAGGTGAAAGTGGAAAAAAAGTAAGATATATTAAACTTGATTCTGCAAATATTACTGATTATTTTTTATTAACCAAAACACAATCTAATTTAAGACAAACAAGAGCATCAGAATTTGTAGTTGATGTTGAAAAATTAATTAGAGAAGCCGGATATTCTAATGGTGTGTTTAAAACACAAGTAACACTCATAAACAGAAGAGCAGGTTCAGAAGATAGAGAGGGTGATAAATTATGGATACATGAAATATCACCATCAAGAACTGAAATTAGAGTTTTACCAACTCGTGGTAAAAAAATGATTGAGGATTTAGAAGAGAGATATAAAACTTTTGTAAATGAAAAAGAATTTAGAGATGATACAATTTATTTTGTTAAACAATTAGCAGAGAGTGTTTCTGTTGAAGATATTAGAAAAACAATATTAACTGAAAAGGGAAGTGTACTTGCTGGTGAACAATATATTAGGTTAATTCAAAAAGAATTTAAAATTCCTAACTTTACTATATTCTTAACAAGAATCAGAAATTTGTTTTTAGAAGCAACTAATTTTTACATTGATAATAGGTATTCAAATCCAAACGAAGAAAGATATGGAAGAGTAATTACTAACAATGTAATACCAGTTCATCTTGCATTAGAAAAAATAAACGAAGAGTTAATATCTATTTTATTACAATGTATTGATAAATTACTTTTAAAAAGAAACATTCAAGATGAAAACATCTTAACAGAAGATGAACAAAAGACAATTGATAAGTTAAAAGAAATTACAAAAAGTGCATACAACGATGATATTTTTTCTTCGGAAGGATTACCTGATGAAAAAGCAGTGGTTGGTTGTATGGATACACGAGCACTTAACTACAATCCATTAGCTAAAAGAGAAGATGGTTCATGTATCTATGAACAAGAAGAGGAAGAAGTTTTAGGATGTACAGATAAAACAGCAAAAAACTACAATCCACTTGCAACTAAAGATGATGGTTCATGTAAACCAGTTGATAATGGAGAACTTTTATTTGGTCAAAAATATTATGTTTGGTCAACAAAAGCAAGATGGAGTTACAAATCTGAAAATGGCTCAATTGTAACAGGTAAAGGATTAATGTATGATACATTTAGTATAAATCATTACAAAGGAACTTTTAAAGTTGAAGCTCAAGGTGATGTAAGAAAATATCCTAAACCATTAGAACCAAAAACAAAAAAATATAGAATTACATATAACAGAAACATAATAGTACCAAGAGGTGAACTCGAACTCGTACCTACAAGATTTACCGACCCATTCGGTTGGGATGATAGATATGGAGAAGGACCAAACTATCCATATGGTGGATTAGCAAGACCACCAAGAGATGATTATGATGATGGGTACAATGATGGTATTGGGGTTATCCAAAGCTTTACAGTATCTTATAAAAATGTATTAGGTAAGACAGTAAGTACAAGAAGTTTATCACCAGGTGATAGTATTGAAATTTGTGCACAAGTTGGTTCTGTAACATTACCATCAACTGCACTTAGTATGAAAGATAACGGAAGTTGTGTAAATGTAATAGATAGAGTAGAACCAGACTTGATTACAACTCTACCAACAAAACCATCTACAACACCGAGAGGTGGTGGTGGAGGCGGTGGTGGTTCTCGTGTTGTTGAACCAGTAAATGAGTTTAATTATTCAGATGAATCAATGAGACCAAATGAAAACATACAACCGAGAGGATTGTATAATATAAAATAATGGCAGTAAGTAGAGACATAATACGAGATGGATTCAGAGATAATATCTTTACAGATGATATTAGAATACGCGATACGCGAGATGATGAAGTGCGAGATGATATTAAAATAGGTGATACTCGTGATGATATTAAAATAGGTGATACTCGTGATGATAGAAAAGATGATAGAATCGACATTATTGATGATATTAAATTTGATGATGTAGTTGATGATATTATTGTCATTGATAAAGGTGGTTGTACAGACCCTACTGCACTAAACTATGATAGAAATGCAACTTATGATAACGGAAGTTGTAAATACAAAGTAGTTGATATATCCCCTAAAGAAACAAGAAAAGAACTAAAGGTATTGTTTAAGGTAAACCAAAAAGGTTTTACTGTTAAGGTAGATGGTAGAGATAACCCACAACCAATTATATTTTCAAATACCGAATTATTAACTCCAAAATTAATTACTGTATGTAAGGGTAATTTTAAAGCAAATACAACTTATAGAGTTTCTACTAAAAAAAGACAACAAAGAATTTCAACTATAAAATCTGGTGTGAATAATTTTATTGACCCAAGAATGGGGATGACTGGTTTTGGTAATACCTATGTTGGTGATATTGATACTCGACTTAGAAATAATTTTATAAGTGATACACAAATAACTTATTCATATAGAGATGTTTATGAAGTATGTGTTGAAAGATTAGTAAATGGTAAGTTTGTATATACAACCGTTCCAGGTCAAGTCGTAATTGCAAAGAATTTATTAGATGTTAAAGTTGATGAAAATAATGTTATAGAATTTCCAAAATCAATAACTTTAGATTTTACATTAGATAAAATAGTAATTGATGACCCTGTCAAGTTTAATATACTTGAAGTAAAAGCAGATATACCTGGAAATAATTTAATTAAATATACATCTGAGAAAGGTGATACTGGTTTTATCATTAATGGTACACAAGAAATTAAACTAACACGAGATGAAACTTTTATTGAATTTGGACCAAATACCGAGTTTGATGAAAATGGATTTAATTTTTCTTACCAATTAAATACAGATAAGATAGCAATTAAATCACCTTATAGAAGAGTTTCTATAAAAGGTAAAGCAAAACAAAGTTTATCAATTCAAGTAAGTAGAATCGTAATTGATGCACCAGACCCAGTAGTAGGTAAAACACCAATAGTTGCTCCAAAAAATGGTAAATCTTTTTCATTTAATGTACTACAAAAAAATCCATTAGAAATTGTATATAGTTCTGCAAACGCGACAGAAGTAAGATATTCACTTGGAAAAGTTCAAAAGAAAATTATACCTTCAGGTAAAATAAAATTAACCAATGCAGATTTTCCAAATGGTATTGGTAACTATGTTTTATATTTACAAGGATATTCAGAAGTAAATGGAACAGGTCCTGTTGAGAAAATACCTATACAAGTATTTAGTAAACAAATATTACCAGGGCCAGATATTACTCATATCAATTATCCACAATTAGTAAGGGGTGCAGATTTTAAAGGATTTAATGTTGACTTTAAAGTAAGTTGGCAATCAGTAAACACCGATTATATTTACATCTATGCTGGTAAACCAAGTAAAGAAAGTGCACTTGGAAAATTTTCTCCTGCAGGTGCTGCTACATTTAATATAGGACAACTTTTAAATGTAATGGCAAGAGGTGGTGGTAAAGCATTAGATGTTTTAACCTCTGGTAGAGATTTATCTAAGATACCACTTTATTTAGAACCATTCAACGCACGAGGTGATTCGTTAACAAAAGGTAAATTAGAGAATGTTAATATTACTTTCGATAAAGGTGATTTAACATTAAGAAGAGGTGTTGTTGTAAATAGTATTAGAAACGCATACGATAAAGGACTTAAATATGAATTATTCCAAGATGAGATTTCTAAGTTCCTTACACATTATTTACACATTGGTGATGGTGATAATAAGTTAGTTGCAACTTGGGGAATTGATACCGAAACATTCAACGAATACGAAGATGGATTTAATGAAGATGGTACACCTTTTAGAAAAAAACTAACTGATGAAAAAAGCTTAGTTCTTAAATTATACGAACCATTACCAAGAAATATAGGAACAAATGATTCTGTTTGGATTTCCAAAGCTCAATCAATACCTTTAATTGAACAAATAACAATCTTAGATGAGATTGCAAAAGAATGTACTCCACTAACTCCAAACTTTGATTTGGAAATTGGTGATGATATTGGATACCAAATATTAGATGATTTAGTAGCAAGTGGTTCTGCAACATCTACTGATTTAGTAAATAAATTTGTAAGTGGTTCTGGTTTTGAATTAGATAATCTTAACTTTAACTTTGTCAGTAGTTCAGATTATAATTGGAAAGATTTCGTTAAATTCTCATCTGCAGAAGAAAGAGCACGAAACTTCTTCTATAAAGTAGAAACGATACAATTCTATGAGAATAAAAAGAATAATCTAACAGTATCACAACCAGCATCAAGTAGTGTTGCAGTTTTAAATGAAGTTAAAAAACTTGATTTAAATATTAAAAAACTTGAAAACAATTTTGATGCTTTTGAAAAATATCTATACACTACAAGTGGTTCATTATCATATCCAGGTGCAGGACAGAATGCAATATCATCATCAACAAACTCAGATGCAATATCTTGGAAAGATGGTATTGTAAGTAGTGCACAAACATTTGATGAATTAAACTCATCAAGATTATCTTACAATCTACCAGCACATATTATTAACAACACCAATAATGATGAGTTTACATTATTCTTTGATATGATTGGTCAACACTATGATGTAATTTATTCACATATTAGACAAATCACTAAATCAAAGAAAGCAGAAAACAAATTTATAGATGGAATCAACGATGAATTAATTTATCATATGTTGGAATCTCTTGGGTGGAATGCAGACGAAGGAGTTCAATCTCAGTTCTTATGGGAATTTGCGTTTGGTAAAGATAAAGATGGAACACAATCAAGAGCATTAAGTGGAAAAGCAAGACAACAAGAAATATGGAGAAGAATATTAAATAACTTACCATATCTTTTAAAACATAAAGGTTCAAAACGAGCACTTCATGCCTTACTATCATGTTATGGTGTTCCTGCATCTTTATTAACAATTGTAGAATTTGGTGGACCAAGAGATATAGATTCGAATGGTACAACTAAATTTACATACGAAGATAGAACCGCATCGATTGGAATAAGCGGTTCAGAAAGTATTTCAATACCGTGGGATGAAGTTACTTCAACTTCCGACCACCCAAATGCAATTGAGTTTAGATACAAAACATCAGAAAAACAAGAACAACAAATTGTAAGTGGTTCACAATGGTCATTATCATTAGTACCATCAACTGGTTCTTTAGCATCAGTAAAACTTGAAGTATCTGGTTCTACAACTTTGTATAGTGCATCAACTGATACATTCCCATGTTATAATACTGATTATATTTACTTCGCTGTAAATAAAGAAACAATTAGTGGTGAAGATTACTTTGATGTTTATGTAAAAGAAACAATTGATGAAAGATTAAAAACAGATGTATCTAAAAGATTAATAGTACCAACGATAAGTGGTTGGAGTAGTGGTTCGTATGTTCAATTTGGTGGTTCAACAATTACCGGTTCTCTTGACGAAGTAAGATTATGGAAAACTCCACTATCATCATCAAGATTAGATAATCACGCATTCTTACCAGATGCAATTGATGGAAATCATGTTTCCTCATCAACAGAAGATTTATTATTTAGATTAGATTTTGAATATCCAAAAAATAGAAGTACAAGTGGAGACCCTTATATTAAAAATGTTGCACCAATTAACACATATGCAACATTCGCTACAGCATCTAATTTTGAAAATATTTCATCGTATCCATATCAGTATGTATCATACGATAGAACGGTAACTGCAACTGTACCATCATCTGGTTTTAATTATTCAAACAAAGTAAGATTTGAAACACAAACATTAACTTCAAACTTATCGTATAGAAGTAGAGCAACTAAAAAATCATTTGACCAAGCACCAATTGATTCTGATAAATTAGGATTATTTTTCTCACCAATAAAAGAGATTAATATGGATATCTTAAAATCAGTTGGTAACTTTAATATAGATGATTACATCGGTGACCCTGCAGATGAGTATAACTACGAATATAAAAAATTAAATGATTTAAGAAATTATTACTTTGATAGATATACTCTTAATTTACACGAGTATATTCAACTTGTAAGATATATAGATAAAACATTATTTAAATCTCTTGAATCACTCGTACCTGCAAGAGCAAAAGTTGCTAGTGGATTGTTAATTGAACCACACATACTTGAAAGAAGTAAAACTAAGTGGACTAAACCAACTGGTACAGAAAATTATCACGAAGGAATTGCTGATGTTGGAGAAGATGTTGTACTTACATCGACTGCAGAACAATATTTAGCAGAAGTATCTGCATCAGAAGATACTATCTTGAGTGGTGATAATAATCAATTTGAAGGTCTTATTAGTGAATCAACAGATATACCATTGACAGGAACTCATACCGATTTTCAAGTAATTATAAACACCGAAGTTGATAAGGATTTATCAGGTGTTATTACAAGAAATAGTGGTTCTGATATGGGTGGATTTGATATAAGTATTGATGCATTGGTAACACAATCAGTACAAGGACAGGTAGATACAACTGAATTTGTACAAGTTGGAAATGACCCAAATGGAATTTCAAATCAAACATTTGGTATCTACGCAGAAAACGGACACTCAAATATTACAAGAATATTTAGAGGTGAAATGATAAAAGAAAGAAGAAAAGTTTACATTCTAAAAGAAAGATATACTGTTGCTGAGAGAGTTAATATAGATTCAAATGATTCATCTCTTGGTACAGAGGTTGTAAATAAAACTAAACACAGATTTAAAGTAACTAAATTACCAATTACAGGTAGTGATGGAAACCCAACAACAGCACCAAGTGTTGCTGGTGATATTGTAGAGGTTACTGCACTTGATGGATATTCAAACCAACATTACAGATTCGTTGAAGATGTAACACATGGTTTAGAAAATTCGTTCTATAATGGTAGTTTACAAACATCTGCAACAACTGTTGATGGTTCATCACCAGTACAGACATTTACTACAAATCCGAATACTCTTAAAGTTTCTGATAGTGGTAGAGGTAGTGGAGAACCAATTTTAGAAGTAGATTAATCGTTTTTTAATTAATTTTATGAAATACTTATATTTATATATTGTAAACAAAGAAGGAACAAAACTATGGCTTATTTAAACAATTCAGAAATCACAGTTGATGCTATCCTTACTAAAAAGGGTAGAGAGAAGTTAGCAGCTGGACAAGGATTAAACATTACTAAGTTCGCATTAGGGGATGATGAGATAGATTACACCCTATACGAACCTGCACATCCAAAGGGTTCTGCATACTATGATGCAGCAATAAAAGCAATCCCTATTACTGAAGCTTCTCCAGATGAAACTCAAGTATTAAAATATAAATTAGTAACCTTACCAAAAGGTACTGTTAAGATTCCAAAGGTAGAATTTGGTGTTCCTTCAATTTCTGTAAATCAGAACTCAGGCCAAGTTTCTTTAACACCAACAACTTCACCAAGTGGAAACGCACAAGCAGGATACACAGTTATCTTATCTAATAAGAACGCAGGTTCTCTTGTAGGTACTGGTATCGCAGCAGGAACAGGTACAATACCTGTTTTCTTAGGAGACGAAATTACAACAACTGCAGCAGTAGAAACTGGATTAGAATTCCAATTTATTCCTAACCCAAATATTACTGCTACAATTAGAACAACAATTACTGTATATGGTAACGAAACGGGTGGTTCTCAAACAATACCAGTGACAGTTACATATGTACAACCAAGTTAATAAGAGGAAAGAGAATTAAATTATGGCACAAATACAAGGACAAGCGGCTAATGCACTGAGAGATAGTTTAATCAGCTATCTTGAACAACAGACACCAAATTTAAGTTCTGAAGAAATCATTCAGAGGTTAAATGAGTATCTGGCTGGTGGTGATAAAGTTGCACCACAAGGTGGTTCAATCACAAACGGAATCTATAAAAGATTTCTTGAATTCGATAAGATTACTAATAAAGTTGAAGTTGTAACTACTGGTCTATGGAGTGGTGATACTGGTTCCTTAACTACATTCTTTTCATCTTCAACTCAAAATGCTTTAGATTACTATGTTAATGTTTATGATAAAGACCCATCAACTGATTCGACTGGTACTGTACAGTTTGCCATAGCTTACGGACACAGACATGGAAGTGGTTCAGTATCATTAGCAAATGATGATAGTTCTACATTAGCAACTAAAGCAACATACGCACAATATAAATCAATTCTTTTAGACCAAGATGATAATGTATTCACATTCACATCATCTTCTGGTCAGTTTGATTCAAGTGATATTTATGTTATCAATGTAAAAAGAAGTAGATATCGTGAATCAATGGATGCAGGAAACTGGTCATTAAAGATTAGTGGTTCAAATGGTAACTACACTACTTTAATTGACGATAGTGGTAAGAAATTCTCAGATTCAGTTGGTAAAGCTGGTAGAGTATTCAATGTAGTAAGTGGTTCATTGAACTTAGGTTCACAATCAGAAGCAACAGTTGCTGCTAACTACGATGCTGGAAGTACTGGTAAAGGATTTGGATTATTTTATCCAGACCAAGGATTAATTGTATTAAACCCAACTGCAATTCACAATACAATTGGAACTTCTAAAGATAGTGGTTCTAATGCAGGTGCTTCATTGTATAGTGGAGTTGGATATGAAGGACAAAATGGATTCCTATTATATCACGCAATTAAGGGTGGAGCTGATTTCGAAGCAAGAAGAACAGAAAATGTTTCTACTTCTCATTACTTCGTAAGAGCAACAAACAGAGAATTTAACTTCTCTAACAACCCAACATTCGTAACAGGTTCAGATGGAACATTCTCAGAATCTACTTTTGAAAGAGACCCAAAAACTTTCATTACAACGATTGGATTATATAATGATGCAAACGAAATGATTGCAGTTGCTAAAACATCACAACCAATTGCTAAATCATTTGATAAAGAAGTTTTAATCAAAGTAAAACTTGATTTCTAAACCGTAGGCACACATTTTCAAACATAACAAACCCCATCGAGTATGGGGTTTTTTATTTCAGTATATTTATATAGAGGAATTATACTATGTTAAAATCAGTACCAAAGTCAAATGTATCCGTAAGAGATTTTAAAGTTCATAAAAATTGGACACTCGATAATACGGATTTAGATGTTGTTTCTGCTTCAGTAGAATCAGGACTATTTGATGCAGATTCATCAAATAAACAAGGTACTATTTATACAACCCCACTTTACAAATCGTTAAAAGCAAAATATTATAATCATAACGGAAACATAGTTTTAACATTTGGTGATTACCAAAACATTTCAAAATTACCTGCTGAAAGACCAATTTCATCAACATTTTATATTATTGATATACCTCAACAAAAATATGGTGAGACGGTAAAAAAACAATCAGTTAGAATAATTGATAACACAAATGCAATTACATATCGAGATGATGGAGAAGGTAAAATCGCATCATCAGTACCTCAGTACAATCTTTCATCAATGGATTTTTATACTGCAGAAATCATTATTACAGATAATGATGGAGATGTTTTTACAGGTACGATTACTTCTATTGATTTAGAGACAGGATTATCTACATTAACATTTGGTACTGATACAGATATCGTAACGATAGTGAGAATAGATTTTGAATTAGGTACAATTCAATTTGCTGCTCCATTAAATTTTGATGGATTAGATATTGATGAACAAACTTATGGAAATATATTTTATTCGGATGGTTTGATTGTAATGAGAAATGATATAGGTAATGATTACTTAGTAAAATATAAATCAACACAAACTATTTATGAAACTGAAGTTTTAGTTACTGCAAAGGCAGGTGAATTTAACTATTCACAAAACCCATCTGCTATTGAAATGACATTAAGTAGTTCAATAGATTTTGAAGAAACTGCTTTTGGAAGATTTAGAGCAAGAACTAAAAAAATAAAATATGTAGAAGATATTAAACGAAAAGAAAGTTTCGTTGGTAGTGTAAGTAGTTCTATAAGTGGTTCATGGAATGATTACTATGATAACCAATTAGCAGACCCAACTGGTTCATATATTACTACTTATGTTACAACAATCGGTCTTTACGATGAAGAAAATAATATGGTTGCAATTGCTAAATTACCTAAACCAATAAAGAATTTACCAGATTATGATTTAAACTTTATTATTCGTTTGGATACATAATCTATATTTATATAATACAAAGGAGATACTACTATGGCATCAATTGAAGAATTATACAACAAATCAGAATTTTCTAAATTAGGAAAAAACGAAAAGGATAAAACACCTCTATCTGCAGATGAAGGAAACAAACTTCATAAAGATGATAAGGCACTTGCAACCGCAAGGGGTGGTAAACTGAACGAGAAAAAATATTCTGATTCAGTTCAACGATAAACATTTAATTTTGGGTTTACTCTTAAATCACAAACATAAGTTTGGATTTGTACACATACCTAAGACTGGGGGTACAACCATCACAAGCTTATTACTTCAAGTTTCAGAAACGGAAGAACTAACATCTCATCATGGGCTCAGTTTGTTGCCCGATGATAATTCCTATTTTTATTTTACTGTTGTGAGAAATCCATATACAAGATTACTTTCTGCATACAAACATGAATGTAGAAAATTTGGTTTTAAAGAATTTGATAAATTCTTGAATGATGTGAATGAAGATAATACATGGTATGTACCACAAACCTTTTTTACTTTAGGGGGTGTTACTACAAATAGAAAATTTTCAAGAATAATAAAATATGAAAATTACGAACAAGATATATTACCGGTTTTGAATTTAATACAAAATGAGAAAGAATTTAAATCTCTTCCTCATCTAAACTGTAATCCAATTTACGAAAAACATCCAAAACTAAATCAGCAAAAATATTATAAACATTTATATACTGAAACTTGGATGAAAGATTGGGTTCGAGAAAGGTATAAAAATGACTTTAAGGTTCTTAACTATGGGATGGACATATAACGGAAAATCAATAACAGAAATATCAGATATGCCAGAAGGTACTATCGGATTTATATACAAAATAACAAATCACCAAACAGGTCAATATTATATTGGTAAAAAATCTTTATATTCAAAAAGAACATTACCACCATTAAAAGGTTATAAAAGAAAACGAAAAGTGGTAAAAGAATCTAAGTGGTTAGATTATCGTTCTTCAAATACTGCAGTTCAATTGTGGTTTCATGAAAGTGAAGCAGCAAGACAAAATGATAATCAAGATAAAATAAATGATAGTTTGGAATTAAAAATACTAAGATTCTGCAGTACCCCAAAATCCTTAACTTATTACGAAGTAGAAGAATTATTCCAACATAGAGTATTATCTGATGAATTATCGCTCAACGATAACATTTTAGGAAAATTTTTTAGAAAAGATTTGGATATTTAAAATATTTTTTGTATATTTGTACTGTTTTATTGCGTAATTATGCTATCACATCACGAAAAACAACAGGTTATAAACATATTAGATGAGGTATTAGGTGTAGGTACATCCCTTAAAAACGATGAACAAGCACACTATTGTCCATTTTGTCATCACCATAAGAAAAAGTTACAAATTAACTTAAAAACCCAAAAGTGGCATTGTTGGGTTTGTGATGCAAAAGGAAAAAGAATAAATAGGTTACTTAAAAGACTTCATGTAGATTCTCGTAAATTAAAGAAATTATACGAAATTTATGGTGATGATTATGTTGTATATAGTAAAGATACCGAAGATGAAAAGGTAGAACTTAGGTTACCTAATGAGTTTCAATCACTATTAAAAGAACCAAAGGGATTAAACCCTTTGTTTAGGAAGGTGAAAGAATATGTCAGAAAAAGAGGTATTACTACAAGGGATATCAACGCTATAATATTGGTTATTGTGATAGTGGTCATTATGCCAATCGTATTATTATTCCAAGTTATGATGGAGATAATCGACTCAATTACTTCATCGCACGTTCTGTATTCGATGAGGAAAAGTTTAAGTATAAAAATCCGCCGGTTTCGAAAAACATTATCATGTTTGAAAACCAAATAAATTGGGATGAACCTATTACCTTAGTAGAGGGAGTGTTTGATGCAATGGCAGTGAAGAGAAATGCTATCCCTCTACTTGGTAAATTTGTACCAAAAACTTTAAATGATACTATATATAAAAAGGGTGTATCTAACATTAATATTCTATTAGATGAAGATGCACAAGAACAGGCGTTATATTATACTATGCAATTCCAAAATCAAGGAATCACTACAAAAAATATTAAACCATCAGATAAAGATGCATCTGATATGGGATTTTCACAAATAAATTCAAAGTTAAAAGAAACAGAAGAAACTGGTTTCGGTGATATTATATCACAAAAGTTAAAAGGTTTATGATAATAAATAAGGTTTACCATTTGGCAGATTTACATATTCGTAATCTCCAAAGACATAAAGAATACAAACAAGTATTCAAAAAATTCTTAAAACAGGTTAAAGAAGATAAAATTGAGGATTCCCTCATTTATATTGCTGGTGATATTGCTCATGCTAAAACTGAGATGTCACCCG